CCTTGTCGCAGATTTTGATGGAGGGAGTGCCGGAAAAATATTATTTGAGTCCGAAGGCTTGTCAGGGTATTCTGCGCAGAGCTTCAAGTCGTGGCAAAGAACTACCTGCCGTACTAAAGAAAGCCTTGGAGAAACAAGCAATGGCGGTTTGATGTTTGAGAACCACTCACAGGATAGCAGATACACAGGACCCCTTGAGGTATCGCAGACCATTCTTTCTACTTTTGGAACGGGTGGCAATAATCAGCCTTTTGTGGTTCAGACTCCAAAGACACTAAAAATCAGATGCGGATGCGAAGGTGGTGGGAAGGGTGCCTTAATACAGGATGACCTGTCAGCAACACTTGGTACAAACAATGACCAGACCTTATTCCAACCGAGAGCATTTGGCATCTGTGCAAAGAACAGTAATTCCATGAAGTCGGATAATCCGAACAGTGGATTTTATGAGGCAGACACATCACGAACTCTTGATGCCAATGGTGGAAATCCAACTTGCAATCAGGGTGGTGTGGCCGTTGTTGCTATTGAGGGCAATGGCAGCAGACCTTCCCATAAGGGAGACGGATATAAGGAATCGGATGTCATGTATACATTAAATGCTACGGAGCAGCACGCAGTTGCATTTGCAGATGTTCATGCCACACTTTCCGCCAATGACGGTCCCAAGGGTCCATCCAGTCAGATGATGAAGAACCCGGAAGAGAACTTTGTGGGAGAGCCTGCATTTGGAATTGGAAGACCTGCTATGAACCAAGGATACAATGCAAAGTTCAGCTTTCAGATAGAAGAGGAAGTCGAACCGACTATTGTGGCAGCGGGAGCAAGTGGGGTGGCGCATCCAAAGTTCTCATCCTCAAAGGCATCCTTCTTTACGGAGGCTAATGAGGAGTGTGCAAATACACTTGTGGCCACTGACTATAAAGATCCACCGATTGTAAATGATGAAACCGAAACGGATTATATCGTGCGCAGGCTTACACCGACCGAATGTGCAAGACTGCAGGGATTCCCGGATTGGTGGTGTGATGAACTTGGAATAGAAGAACCTACCAAAGAGGACATCGCAAAGTGGAGAGAGGTTTTTGAAGTCCATGCTAATGCAATCGGAAAGGCAACCAAGCCAAAGACAGATTCACAGATCATCAAATGGCTCAAAGACCCACAGGCTGATTCAGCAGAATATAAGATGTGGGGCAATGGTGTGGCACTTCCGAATGTTTATTTTGTGCTTTCAGGCATTATGTATTATGCACAACTTGAGAGCCAAAATTAAGGTCACTATTTTATCCCAGTAATTGCACATAATTGTTGCTATTACTGGGGTTTAGAGTGATATATGTACATACCAAAAAACAAGGAGGTACATAGCATGGTACTACATTTTAATGTAACAGGAGACAGCCGAAAGGCAATGGTCAAAGCAATTGAAAAGGAACTTGGCTGCAAAGCAAAGTACATGGGAATGCCAAGCGCAGCTTATGAAATCGGAGCATACAGAGTTGAAAAGGACGGAACCTTATCATTCCTTGGGGATGCCGGGATTGATGAAAGCGCAAAGGTAATTGATGCCTGTGTTTTGGCCACAGGGGTTTCACCTGCAGAATGGGAGAATAACCAAATGGGGGCAAAAGAAGCCGAAACTGGGGCGAATAAGGGGGCAGACGAGCCAATTGGACTTACGGTTACCATTCCACTTGAAAAGGTAGCGGTTGGAAATCTTGCAAACCTACTGGATGCCAAAGGAGATTTGATAAAGAAGGCACTTGGAATTGCAGACATTGGATTTTCCATTGACGAGGAGAACATTTCATTCCCTTGGTTTGAAGAAGCAAAGCCGGAAGAGGCACTTGCCTACACCAAGTTCATATCAGCCATTTGCGAGATGAGTAAGAACCAGAAGAGAATTTCTTCCAAGGCAAAGGAAAACGAGAATGAGAAATACGCATTCAGGTGTTTCCTTTTAAGACTTGGATTTATCGGGGATGAGTTCAAGGCAGATAGAAAGATCCTTCTTTCCAAACTTGAAGGCTCATCAGCATTCAAGAACAAAGAGAAGGGAGGCGAGCAGTAATGTATTTCCCGGACAGAAAAATAGTGGAGCGAGTTAAGGAGCAGTACCCAGAAGGGTCAAGGGTGGAACTTATCCATATGGAAGACCCATACAGAACAGAAATGACAGCCGGACTTAAGGGAACGGTCACAAGTGTGGATGACACAGGAACGATTCATGTTCATTGGGACAACGGATGCTGCCTTGGGGTTGTTTACGGAGAAGACTCCTGCAAGAAACTCGATACCGTCAAGGTCATTTGTTACAACGATGAGGAAACTTGGGACAGCCGTGATGATGCGATGGAATTTTATCTTAAGGCAATGGCATCTTCTGAAGGAAGTGAGCAAAGCAGGTACGCAAAAATCGTATCGGAACTTGCGATGGGAAAGGCAGTCTGCACCGATTCTGAAGAGTAATAACCATCTGGAAAGATACACAATATAAAGTGTGTATCTTTGTCCAGTAATGGTATTCCAATTAGTGTGCTTTAGAGTGATATATGTACACAACAAAAAACGAATTACACTTTTGGAGGTACATACAATGAACGAGAAAATTACAAACCAGATCGAGGAAATGAAAAAGCAGACCATCGGAGTTGAGGTCGAAATGAACAGCATCACAAGAGAAAAGGCAGCAAGGCTTGCAGCGAAGTTTTTCGGAACAGGAAGATATCAGAACACAGCAGAAAGAAACGGCTACTACACTTGGAGCGCTTGGGACGAGCAGGGAAGGGAATGGAAATTCCAAAAGGATGTGAGCATTGCCGGATGCGACAGTGAGAAATGCGAATTGGTAACACCAATCCTTACCTACGCAGACATGGAAACCTTGCAGGAACTTATAAGACAGTTAAGACACGCCGGAGCAAAATCGGATGCCACAAGAGGATGCGGGGTACACATTCACATCGGAGCCAAGGGACACACACCACAGACCATGAGAAACCTTGCAAACATCATGGCAAGCCACGAAGACCTAATTGCAAAGGCACTCGACCTTGACCACAGAAGAATGAGCAGATATTGCAGAACGGTTGACCCAGAGTTCTTAAAGCAGGTAAACAAGAAAAAGCCAAAGACAATGAGCCAGCTTGCAGACATTTGGTACGGCTCACAGGGTTGCAACTACGGAAGAAGCCAGCATTACAACGACAGCCGATACCACATGCTTAACTACCACGCAACCTTCACAAAGGGAACAATCGAGTTCAGACTTTTCCAATTCGATGCACCTGCAGACGGAAAATTAAACGGACTCCATGCCGGACAGCTTAAAGCCTACATTCAGCTTTGCCTAGCACTTAGCCAGATGGCAAAGGAAGTAAGAAGTGCAAGCTCAAAGCCACAGCAGAACGAGAATCCAAAATACGCAATGAGAACTTGGCTCCTTAGACTTGGGTTCATCGGGGACGAGTTCAAAACAGCAAGAGAGATTCTTACAAAGAGACTTGATGGAGACACAGCATTCAGAACAGCAAGGGCATAGCCTCCTGCCACTTTAAAAGGATGACCGCTACGGCGGTCTTAAGGTGGTAGAAGGGTGTTTCCTTCGGAAAGGATGGATGCATTATGCAGAAAAGATATTACATTGCCTATGGCAGCAACCTAAACATCAGACAAATGAAAATGCGATGTCCGGGAGCAAGAATCATCGGGACATCAGTTGTGCCGGATTATGAACTCCTTTTTAAGGGGAGCAAGACGGGATCTTATTTAACAATCGAACCAAAGGAAGGGGAGAGCGTTCCTGTGGCCGTGTGGGAAACCACAGAGGCTGATGAGGCGGCTCTTGACAGGTACGAAGGGTTCCCAAGCTTTTATTACAAAGCTGAAATGGAACTGCCGATTGTCGGAATCAGAACCGGGAAGGTAAGGCAGAGAAAGGTCTATGTGTACATCATGCACGAGGACAGAGAACTTGGTATACCAAGTTACCATTATGTCGAGACCTGCCTTGAAGGGTACAGGGCATTTGAATTTGATGAGAACATTTTGTTTGAGGCAATCAAAAAAAGCAGGAGGGAATGCCATGAAGATTAATGAAAGATTACAGCCAAAGAAATGTCCACACTGTGGAAGAATTTATTCCGAGCCTTCAGCACTTTCCAGAGCAGATGGGGTAACAGCCATCTGCCCGGACTGTGGAACAAGAGAGGCACTTGAGAGCATAGGAATTGATGTGGAGGAGCAGGAAAAAATTCTTGATACCATCCATCAGCATACCGGGCAGTAGGAAGGAGTGAAACGATGCCAGAACATATTAAGGATCAGATTATTAAGGTCAGAGATACAGCACTTTGCAATATGTTTGACCTTGGAATGGTAAAGGCAATTGCAGTGGAACTGGAGTGTCCTGAACTTGCAGCTTTTATCGATACGAACACCGATGAATATGTGCATTTCATAACATCCGGGGAGTAAAAAAAGTTACACTTTTCTCGATTATTAACTTGCTATTATGTGCGTTTAGAGTGATATATGTACATACCAAAAGGGAAACATAGAAAGCGGAGGAAACGGACATGAGATACATTGATAAAACAGGATGCAAGAGCGGATTTGAAAAGGGAGCAGACAAGGAAATCGAAAGCCTTGGAAAACTTACCAAGAAGGCTTGCAAGATTGCCAAAGAAAACAAGCTGGGAGTTCTTAAGACAAGACAGGGTGCTTACAGAATCATCAAAGAAAGCGGCCTTGGTGCATACGAGGATTTCCTTACAGACCTTGCAGAGGTTGATGCGTTTTTGAAGAACCTTGACGCACACAAAAGTACAAGATACTAAATATACACAATTGTTCCCGGATTTTACTTACACATATTTGTGTAATATATAAATTGTACCCCGTAAAGTAGACAAAATAAATGTGTATTGAGTATAGAACCCCATAAAGTAGACAAGACATTGTGGAATTCCAAGTATAGATGTGATATAATAAAAATTAATACTTGGAGGTCTATAATGGGAAATAACAAAAAGAAGTTTACAGAAGAAGAAATTAGAATTCTAGTTGCCAATCCGTATACATACAGAATAACAGAATCTACAATACGCTTTACATTAGAATTCAAAAAAGAATTTTACAAGAGATATAAAGATGGGTATTCGTCAACACAAATTGTTTCTGATTTAGGTTACGATGTGAATATTTTAGGAAAAAGACGTATAGAAGGCCTGCGTGATCACATAACAAAAGAAGCATTATCGGAAGCAGGTCTGCATGAAGGAACATTATTCCATAAAATACGTCCTAATTCACGTGATTATACAACTCTGCCACAGAGCAAAGCAATTGAATATATGCAACATGAGTTGTTGTATTTAAGGCAAGAAGTTGATTTTTTAAAAAAAGTTATTACAGCGGACAGTGGGAAAAGGCGGAAGAAATAATAATGGATATTCCAAGAAGTAAATTTGAAATAATTCACGAAGTAATATCACAGCAAAATAACCGAATGACCATCACTGAATTATGTGATATAGCAGGAGTATCCAGAGCAGGGTATTACAAATGGCTGAATAATGCAGAAAAGCGAAAGATACAGGATGAGAGGGATAGAGCGGACTTTGAGTTAATAGTCAAAGCCTACTATTTTCGAGGATATCAGAAGGGCGCACGTGGTATACATATGAGATTGCTGCATATGGATCCACCTGTGCGTATGAATGTTAAGAAAATACGGCGTTTGATGAAAAAGTATAATTTGTTTTGTTCTATTCGTAAAGCTAATCCGTATAGAAGAATGCAAGCTGCATTAAAGACAAATAACATAGCGGATAACCTTGTAAACCGAGAGTTTACAGAGCACGGGCCGAGAAAAATTCTGCTTACGGATATAACGTATATTAATTATTTTGATAAAAGATGCTACCTATCAACAATATTAGATGCATATACAAAACAAGTTCTGGCTTATGTTTTAAGTAAGTCATTGGATGTTGATTTTGTGCTTGAGACTGTAAATATTCTGATTGAAAAACACGGAATATCACTTGATGCAGAAACATTAATACATAGCGATCAAGGTTGTCATTATACAAGTGTGAAATTTATACAGATAATAAAAGATGTTGGTCTTAGACAATCAATGTCACGAAAGGGCAATTGCTGGGATAATGCACCTCAAGAAAGTTTTTTCGGCCATATGAAAGACGAAGTTGATTTATCACAATGTATAACATTTGATGATGTAAAAATGATTATTGATGATTGGATATGTTATTATAATACAGCGAGATATCAGTGGGACTTAGCAAAGCTATCACCAGATGAATATTATCAGTATGTAACAACAGGGGAATATCCATTGCCGATATATACAGAAGAAAACAACTAAAATTTGTCCGTCACCCTTGACAGTCTGTCGAATAAATACTGGTAAAATATTGCCGACGGTGAGAAACTCAAGAACAGATTTATATGTGACGTCGCAGAAAAAGCATAGCATTTATTCGCCATACTGTAAAGGGCAAGCAAAACTAAAGTTTTGTGACTGATTTTTGCCGCCGGTTTAAAATCTAAGAACAGATTTGAATTCATAACATCGAAAAAATAGAGTAAAAAGATAATATTATATCTATACATGGTTACAATTACACAAACTTAATTGTCTACCACTTAGGGTACACTTCAATATGCCCCAGGTAATCGTTGCTATTATGTGCATTTAGAGTGATATATAGTACAACAAAACAAAGGAGGGCAACAGCCATGACAAGATTTGAGAAGGACATAATCGAGATTGAAGAGGGAAACGAAATAGAGGTTTTGAAGAGAAGAAAGGCAGAGCTTGAGGTCCTTTACAAGAAGGGCAGATGCGAAAAGAACGCATTCAGAAGACAGTGCATTGCACAGGAGTACAGCAGAAAACTTGAAGAATACAACGCACTTGACGGAATGTGCTAGGAGGCTGCCATGAATGAGATCATTTTTTCCTACAACAAAACAAGATGCCATGCCTTGAAGGTTGAAAGCCTTCTTGGCGGGGAAAGCTACATCGGAGAGGTTGAAGGGTGGGAAATCTACCAGATTGACCCTCATGCATTATTTGATCAGTTCGGATTTGTAGCAATCAGAAAATAGAAAAAAAACATAGATTATGGAATGGGACTCTTCGGAGTCCTTTTTTCGTGGAAGGAGAGATGAGTGTGGCAAAGAGAAAAAAGAAGTTTGTTCCCACCAAGTTTATGGCCGAAGGGTCATATTACGATGAAGAGCAAGCGGATTATGTTGTGAACTTCATACAGTGCCTTTGCCATACCAAAGGCAAGTGGGCGGGTAAGCCTTTCATATTGATGCCCTGGCAGGAAGAAATCATAAGGAACTTATTCGGGATATTAAAGCCGAATGGGAAGAGACAGTTCACAACAGCATATGTTGAAATTCCAAAGAAGAATGGTAAGTCAGAACTTGCGGCTGCCATTGCTTTGTACCTTCTGTTTGGAGATGGTGAGGCATCCCCGGAAGTGTATGGTGCGGCTGCAGACAGACAGCAGGCATCCATTGTTTTCGATGTTGGAAGGGTCATGTGTGAAATGACACCTGCCCTTGAAAAGAGAAGCAAGATAAAGGGTGCAACAAAGAGAATTGATAATCTTTACAACAATGGATTTTATCAAGTGCTGTCAGCTGAAGTTGGAACCAAGCACGGCCTTAATGTTAGCGGACTGGTGCTTGATGAGGTACACGCACAGCCAAACAGAAAATTATATGACGTACTTACCAAGGGTTCTGGTGATGCCCGTGAACAGCCACTGTATTTCCTTATCACTACAGCGGGAAATGATACCAATTCCATCTGCTATGAATTGCATCAGAAGGCACTTGATATTATCGAGGGTCGCAAAACTGACCCGACATTTTATCCAGTTATATATGGTGCGGCAGATGATGATGACTGGACAGATCCTACTGTATGGAAGAAAGCAAATCCATCTCTTGGAGAAACCATTCAGATGGAAAAGGTAGTAGCTGCGTGTGAATCTGCAAAGCAGAATCCTGCAGAGGAGAACAGCTTCCGTCAGCTTAGGCTTAATCAGTGGGTAAAACAGGCTGTCCGTTGGATGCCAATGGATAAGTGGGATGCCTGTGCATTCCCGGTTGACCCAGAAGAACTGGAAGGGCGTGTATGTTACGGAGGACTTGACCTTTCAAGTACAACCGACCTTACATCCTTTTGTCTTGTGTTTCCACCACAGAGCGAGAATGACAAATACTATGTTCTTCCTTATTTTTGGTTGCCGGAAGAAACACTTGATTTGCGAGTCCGAAGGGATCATGTGAATTATGACCTTTGGGAGAGACAAGGCTATATCCAAACCACGGAAGGAAATGTTGTTCATTATGGATTCATTGAAAAATTCATAGAACAGCTTGGAGAGAAATACAACATCCGTGAGATTGCATTCGATAGATGGGGAGCAGTTCAGATGGTGCAGAACCTTGAGAATATGGGTTTCAATGTAGTGGCAATGGGACAGGGATTTGCATCCATGTCACCACCTACAAAGGAACTTATGAAGCTGACCCTTGAACAGAAGATTGCCCACGGAGGACACCCGGTTCTTCGTTGGAATATGGATAACATTTTTATTCGTACTGACCCAGCCGGAAACATCAAGGCTGATAAAGCAAAAAGTACAGAGAAGATTGACGGTGCCATAGCCTGTATCATGGCACTCGACAGAGCAATCCGTTGTGGAAATGATGCATCGGAGAGCGTTTACGATACGAGAGGGTTATTGGTGTTTTGATGATTACTTTATTTTTTATAGGAATGCTTGTGTTATGTGAGGGTATTAACCAGGCATTAGAAGGGATGTGATGATATGGGATTATTCAGTGGATTATTTCGGGGCAGAGATGCTCCTAGCAACAGAACAAGTGGTAGTTCATACAGTTTTTTCATGGGGACTTCAACATCCGGGAAGAGAGTGAATGAACGAAGTGCTATGCAGATGACGGCAGTTTATTCCTGTGTCCGTATCTTATCAGAGGCAATCGCAAGTCTGCCTCTTAATGTTTACAGATACAACGAAGAGGGTGGAAAGGAAAAAGCCTATGACCATCCGTTGTTCAGACTTTTGCATGACGAACCAAATCCTGAAATGACATCATTCATTTTTAGGGAAACACTTATGACGCACCTATTACTTTGGGGTAATGCCTATGCACAGATTATAAGAAATGGCAAAGGAGAGGTCATTGCACTGTATCCGTTAATGCCAGACCGAATGAGCGTAGACCGTGATGAGAAGGGACACCTCTATTACAGATACACCAAAAGCAGTGATGATGCGCCAACGATGGAAGGAAGTACGGTAGTGCTTGACCCTTCCGATGTGCTTCATGTTCCTGGTCTTGGCTTTGATGGTCTGGTCGGATATTCTCCAATAGCGATGGCCAAGAATGCCATAGGACTTGCAATCGCAGCAGAGGAGTATGGCTCAAAGTTTTATGCCAATGGTGCTTCTCCAAGCGCAGTATTGGAGCATCCGGGAACATTAAAAGATCCAGGGAAGGTTAGGGATAGTTGGAATGCAGCATTCGGTGGTAGTTCCAATAGCCACAAGGTTGCCGTGTTGGAAGAAGGACTTAAATATACTCCGATTTCCATATCTCCAAATGAAGCACAGTTTTTGGAAACAAGAAAATTTCAGATTAATGAGATAGCTCGAATTTTCAGAGTACCGCCACATATGGTCGGTGACCTTGAGAAGTCGAGCTTTTCTAATATTGAGCAACAGTCACTTGAGTTCGTGAAATACACTCTCGACCCTTGGGTCATCCGTTGGGAGCAGGCACTTTTTAGGGCACTCCTTAATGAAGAAGAGAAGAAGGATTATTTCTTCAAGCTGAATGTGGAAGGTCTCCTTCGAGGAGATTATGCAAGCCGTATGAACGGTTATGCCACAGCAAGGCAGAACGGATGGATGAGTGCAAATGACATCAGAGAGTTGGAAGACCTAGACAGGATTCCTACTGAACTCGGCGGTGATCTGTATTTAGTTAATGGCAATATGATGCCCCTAAATGATGCGGGGGCAGCTTATGCAAATAAAGAAAAGGAGGAGACAGATTCTGATGAAGAAACAGAAGAAGTTCTGGAATTGGAAAAACCAAGCAGGAACGGACGAAGGTCAGGAAAGAGTTCTTGAGCTATATGGAACAATCGCAGAAACATCATGGTTTGACGATGATGTGACTCCTAAGATGTTCCACGATGAGCTTTTTGCCGGAAGTGGTCCTGTAACAGTTTGGCTCAATTCCCCTGGCGGAGACTGCATTGCGGCAAGCCAGATTTACACCATGCTTATGGATTATCAGGGTGATGTGACGGTCAAGATTGATGGAATCGCTGCCAGTGCAGCCTCCGTTATTGCAATGGCAGGCACAACAGTGCTTATGGCACCTACAGCCTTAATGATGATTCATAACCCAATGACTATGGCCTACGGAAATCACGAGGACATGGAGAAAGCAATCGAGATGCTTGATGAGGTCAAGGAAAGCATTATCAATGCCTACGAGATTAAAACAAGTATGTCTCGTGCAAAGCTGTCACACCTTATGGATTCGGAAACTTGGATGAATGCAAATAAAGCAATTGAACTTGGTTTTGCAGATGACATTTTGGTGGATGAGAAAAAGAGTGCGGATGACATTCCTGCATATGCATTCTCGGGCAAAGAGACAGAGACAAGGCTTATGAACAAGCTGATGACTCACTTTAAGCCAAAGGATGAGGCAGTGAAGAAAACACCTGCACAGGCAGCAGTAATCCCGGCAGAAAAACCTGCCAATGTAACTATGCCAGTTAATGAAGAAGAGATTGGCACATCAATTGAGGAACTCGAAAAGAGACTCAGTCTAATTAAACCTTAAGGAGGAATTTGAACAATGAGTAAGATTAATGAATTACGCACACAGCGTGCAAAGGCATGGGAGCAGACAAAGGCATTTCTTGACTCCCACAGAAATGAGAAGGGCATTCTTTCAGCAGAGGACACACAGACCTATGAGAGAATGGAGCAGGAGATTGTAGACCTCGGTCATGAAATCGAGCGTCAGGAGAGAATGGATGCAATGGAGCGTGAGATGGCAGCTCCTATAGCAACACCTATTACAGAAAAGCCTGACAACAAGAAGAAGGACGAAAAGACAGGTCGTGCTTCTGATGCATACAAGAAGGCATTCTGGGATCAGGTTCGTGCAAAGGACGGTGTTTCATACGAGGTTCGTAATATGCTTTCTGAAGGAACTGATTCAGAAGGTGGATACCTTGTACCAGACGAGTTTGAAAAGACTCTTATTCAGGCACTTGAAGAGGATGGTGTTGTGCGTAACCTTGCACACGTATTTACTACTTCAAACGGTCTTCACAAGATTCCTATCGTTACAACAAAGGGTGTAGCGAACTGGATTGATGAAGGTGCAGCTTACGGAGAGAGTGATGATGTATTTGGTGCAGAGCAGATTGATGCTCACAAGGTCGGTACAATCATCAAGGTATCTGAGGAACTCTTAAATGACTCTGCATTTGACCTTGAGGCATATTTCCAGTCAGAGTTTGCAAGACGTATCGGTAACAAGGAAGAGGAAGCATTCCTTATCGGTGATGGTAGCAAGAAGCCTACTGGTATTCTTAATAATACAGGTGGTGCTGATATCGGTGTTACTGCAGGTAGTGCAACAGCTATCACAGCAGATGAACTTATCGACCTTTACTACAGCCTTAAGTCACCTTACCGTAAGAACGCTGTATGGCTTATGAATGATTCGACAGTTGCTGCAATCAGAAAGCTTAAGGATTCAAACGGTCAGTATTTATGGCAGCCTGCATTAAGAGAGAAGGAGTACGATACTATTCTTGGTAAGAGAGTAATCACATCTCCTTATGCACCTGAAATCGCAGCCGGAGCAAAGACAGTCATGTTCGGTGACTTCTCTTACTACTGGATCGGTGACAGACAGGGTGTATCTTTCAAGCGTCTTAATGAGAGATATGCAGATCTTGGCCAGGTTGGTTTCCTTGCATCTAAGAGAGTGGATGGTAAGTTAATCCTTCCTGAAGCTATCAAGGTTCTTCAGATGAAGGCAGGAACTACAGCTGCAAAGGCCTAAGTAGTATCTGACGGGAGTGGTCTTATCTTAGGATAGGACCATTTCCAATTTGGAAGGAGGAGAGGTTGATGTTACCAACAACATACAGAAAGATGGAGTACATCGAGAATGCAACGCTTGGCTCATACATTGACACAGGTCTTCTTGCTTCTTTGGATATGGTAGTAGTTGTTGATGGTTATGCCATTGAAGGAAACACAGCACTTTTTGGTTCAAGAACAGAGCCAAGGAGTGCTGACTGTTTTACCTTGCAGTTTTTAGGTGCGGGCAGTATGGTATACCGATTTACTATCCATACGGTTCAGATATCAGCACCCACAACATTTCCAAAGGGAGTAAGACATATTTTCACTTTTGGAAATAAGGAACACTTAATCGATGATACTGTGATTGGAAAAGCCAATGCGAGAGCGCTGGAGCAAAACTATCCAATTTATATGCTTGGAGCAATGAATAATTTGGGAGAGGCATCTGCTTTCGGTATCACACGCATTTATTCCATAAAGTTTTACAGAGGAGAGGAACTTGTAGCGGACTTCATTCCGTGTATCTCAAAGGAAGGTATTGTCGGAGTATATGATGATGTTACGGGAGTATTTCTTTCCAATGCCGGAGAGGGAGAACTGACCGGGCTTGCAGAACCTTTTATTGGTATTGCACTTATAAGCCTTCCTACAAGGATTTTCTACCAGAAGGGAGAGGAGTTAGACCTTGAGGGTATGGTTGTGGAAGCTGTATGTGAAAGCGGATATCGGGAGAGTATCTTAGATTATCAGATCACAGGATATGATCCATCCAAAGTTGGGATACAGCTTGTCACGATTTCCTATGAGGGATTTTCCACGAACTTTTCAGTAGTTGTGGAGGATGCTCCAGAACCGAAGGTATTTATTACTTTGGAAGAAATGAAACAGTATCTGCGAGTTGATTTTGATGATGATGACGGCCTTATTGAAATGTTAATTATCTCATCGGAAAAGCTGTGTATGGATATTGCAAGGATAGATGAAAAGCCAGAATACGAGGAACTTGAAAATGCAAAGATAGCGGTCATGTATGCCGTTGCTTATCAGTATGAGCATAGGGAAGATGCTGACCACCATAAGCTGGAGATGACACTTCGTTCACTTCTTTCCGGCATCAGAAAGGCGGGATTTTAATGGAAGTAGCACTACTAAATGTAAGGATTACTTTTCAGAAGAATGAAGTCACAAAGGATGCCATAGGGAATCATAAAAATGAGTGGACTGATTATTATTCCTGCTATGCCACAGTCAGTGGCGAGAGTGGTTCTGAAAAGAATATCGCAGCAAATACTTTTTATGATGCGGACATTGCATTTACAGTTCGTTATTGCAAGGCACTAAAGGATGCAGACCCGACAAAGCTTAGAGTGGTATTTGAAGGGGAACTGTACAACATAACTTTTATTGACCACATGAATTTCAAAAATAAGTGTCTGAAATTCAGATGCCAGAAAGTGAGGAGATAGCATGGCAAATGTAACAGTTGATAATCTTGCGGCAGAAATCATGAAGGGACTTACCGAGTATAAGGACCTTGCAACTGCCGATATGAAAACAGCTGTAAGAAAAGCTGGAAAGTCGGTAAAAAAGGACATCCAAGCAAATGCTCCAAAGAAAACAGGTGCCTATTCGAAGAGTTGGACTGTAAAGACCACGAAAGAAACTTCTGAATCTTTGGAACTTACAGTGCATTCTCCAAAGAAGTATCAGCTGGCACACCTGCTTGAAAAGGGACATGCTAAAAGAGGCGGTGGAAGGACAAAGGCAATCCCACACATCGCACCTGCAGAAGAGAAAGCAGTAAAAGACCTTGAGGCAGATATAAAAAGAGCGCTTGGAGGTTCATGATGGAAGAGTTAATTAAAATAATGGATGAGATTGGACTCCCTTATGCGTATGATCATTTCGCAGAGGGAGAAAGTCCAGACCCACCATTTATCTGTTATCTGTTGCCACAGGATGATAATTTCGCAGCAGATGGAATTGTGTATTACAAGATAAGTGGTGTGAGAATTGAGCTATACACGGATTATAAGAATCCGGCTATAGAGGAAAAGGTAACAGCCGTGCTTGATAGCCACGGTATTTTTTATGCAAAAAACGAGGTATGGATTGAGGATGAAAAACTCTATGAAGTAGCCTTTGAATTTGAATTGCCAGTATAAGGAGGAATTAACGATGGCTAATAAGAAGAACAAGGTAAAGTACAACCTTAAAAATGTACATTATGCATTGCTTAACATTGATGAGCAGGGCAATGTATCATACGGCACGCCTGTTGCTATTCCGGGTGCCGTGTCAATCGGACTTGATGCAAATGGAGAACCTAGTAACTTCTATGCAGATGGATATGCGTACTATACGATTTCCAACAACATGGGTTATGAAGGTGACCTTGAGATTGCGATGGTTCCTGAATCATTCCGTGTGGATGTTCTTAAGGAAAAACTCGATGACAATAAGGTTCTTATCGAGGACGCAAATGTGGAGACTGCTAATTTTGCACTCATGTTTGAGTTTGATGGAGATATCAAGAAAATCCGTCATGTCCTTTATAAGTGTGCTGCAAGCCGTCCTTCCATTGAGTCACAGACCAATGAGGATGAAATCGAAGTACAGACCGAGACACTTACCCTTAAGGCAACACCACTTGCTAACGGATATGTGAAGGCAAAGACAGGAGATGATACTACCGATGAAGTTTACCAGAACTGGTATAACGAGGTGTATCTTACATCCACTACAACAGCAGAAAGCGGGGAGTAATCTATGAGCATTGTAAAGAAGATTGAAATAGATGGTAAGCAGGTGCCTTTCAAAGCATCTGCTGCCATTCCAAGAATTTATAGAATTAAGTTTAATCGTGATATTTATAAGGATCTCCGTTCTTTGGAAAAGGCAGTGGGAGAAGGGGATGAGCAGAACTCAAACCTTGACTTATTCTCGCTTGAGATGTTCGAGAACATTGCCTATGTTATGGCCAAGCACGCAGACCCTAATATTGCGAACTCCCCGGAAGAGTGGCTTGATGAGTTCAATACTTTTTCTATCTACCAGGTATTGCCAAGTATCATCGAGTTATGGGGACTTAATGTACAGACAGATATTGAGTCTAAAAAAAACTTCGCCCAACTGACAGAGAAATGACAACCCCATTATTCTTACTCAGGTGCGTACAGCTTGGAATAAGCATTCGTGACCTTGACCTTCTTACGATTGGTCTTGTGAACGATATGTATGCGGAGAATGGGAATGATGATT